GCCGAGGACATAGCTGCCCGCCGGAATCTTGAGGAACTCGGTGCAGACGTCGTTCTGAGCGACACCGCCGCGCGCGACGTCGTACTCGTTTTCGAGCACGGCGACCGCAGGGTAAGAGGCGGGGTTGCCGCCTCCGCTGTTGGCGATTACGTCGCCATTCGCATAGGTAGTAAAGTTGGCCATGGGTCAATCCCTCCTATTAGCCTTGACGCACGTAGGCGCTGGTCAGAGCTTCAGGCTTGATCACCTTGTGCCCATACACCATCAGCCCGCGCATGATGTCGCCGAACGTCGACTCGGCACGGAGGTCTTCCGTCTTCGTCAGCTGCGTGGCGAACGTCATGCCGGCCTGCGTTCCGGCGATGAAGTTAAACGTCGTGTTGGCGCCATCCACATACGTCGGCAACAGGTTGCTGTTGTAAATGGTGAAGCGGTCGATGATGCCGACACGGCCGTTGCGGAGCACCGAGGTGCCGTCACCCGCCAGCGAAGCGTCCTTGATATCGGACAGCTTGAGGCGCGTCGTCGCCCAGTACGGCAGGAGGAGGAACCGCCCGGTTTCCGGTACGTTCTCCTCGTCCAGCACCTGGCCCATCTCAAGGATGGTGGTCAGGATGTTGGACGAGGTGATCGCCAGGGGCGAGCCCGTGACGCCGAGGTTGATGTTGCCGCTGATCCGCCCGGCATTCGCACCCTTGTTGAGGGGAGAGATGTCGGGAACGATCGAGCCGAGGACGCGACGGTCGAGCTTGATCTTCATTTGCTCGGAGGCGTCGTTCGACCAGTCGTTCATCTGGTCGATGTCCTGCTGCTTCTCGACGATGTCGTCGATGATCGTGGACCAATAGAAGCCCTTGTCGATCAGCAGCTCAATGACCTCGCCCTTCGGGCGCTGGTTGATCAGCGTCTGGCCGATCTCGTAGTCGTGAATCTCGAGCGTCGGGGTGCTGCGAATCTTCACCTTGTCGCCCATGTTACGGATCTCGCCTTCGTAATCCGTATTCGAGATCATCGACAGCACAGTGTTGTCGTAGTATTTCTCGATGAGCTTGGTGGACCAAATCTCGGGGATAAATTCCCCGGAGTAATTCGGCTGGCCCGGCCGGCGTGGATATGCCATGAGTAGTTACCTCGTGCTAACGCTGATAGTCAACACGCCCCTGAGCCTGAGCGGCAGCGATCTCACGTTCGAGAGCGTCCCACTCTTCAGGTGTCAGCTGGCGACCGTCCCGGCCGCGCTTGGTGCGATACACCTGTTGTATCTCAGATAGCGCCCATACGTCTTCAGGGGCTGCCTCCGCCGGGGCTGGGGCCGACTGACGCTGCTTGCGCGGCGCCGCCTGCTGCTCCAGCTCTTCGCGGCGCCGGTCGGACTTGGACTTGGTACGAGTACCCGCGAGCTCGGAATAGGTATTGAAGACATCGGCCACACCAGCTGCGTCGAGACCCTGCACGGCCGCGTGAAACGTCTTGTGCAGCGTGGGGCGGTCCTCGAGCCAGGCAATGAAAGCCTGATCCTGGTCGAGGCTGCGCCACTCCGGCGCCAGCTTGGTAAGCTTAGCTTCAAAACTATCCTTCGCGGACACCGCCGTCATCTCGGTCGTCTTCGACAGACCGGACTTCAGGTCGGCGACGTCCTGGGGCAGGCTGCCGACAGCCTCGCGGGCTACGCGCGCGGCGACGTCGTGGATGTACTTGACGAGGTCGGTGCCGAAGGCATCCTCGTCCTTGTCACTCCACGCCGGCTGCGGCGGCTCCGCAGGCTGGCTCTGAGCCTGCTCCTGCCTGCGTTCCATTTCCTCCAGACGCTGCGACAGTTTCTGCAGCTCCTGATCACGAGCACGTAGCATTCCGTCCTGTGAGCGGTAGCGTTGGTTTGCCTTATCCAGCTCTTTCTGCAGACGCTCGATCTCCGCATCTTTCTCGGAGTCGCTGCTCCCCGGCTTGTCACTCGGGGGTTGGTCTGCGGCTTGCTGTTCAGGCTCCTGCGCTGCCTCTCGAACGTCAGGGCTGCCGTCGTCTTCCGGCTCGTCCGCGCCTCCCGGAGCTTGGCCCTGGTTTTTCTGAGCCATCTCGAGGATTTTGCGGTCGGCTTCCGCCGCGGCTGCTCTTACACGTTCTGGCTTCATGTAGTGCTCCTATGGTGCCGTCCAAGTGGACGCTTTCCATGTCACCTCGTCGTGAGGTGTTTAAGTAGCAGCTCGAGTGTCTGGGCCCTCCCTTGCAGCCTCAGCAGGACGTCGCCGTCGGCCTTCACAAGCTGCTCCAGGGTCTCCTGGTAGCTCTGCTTGATGAAGTCCACGTAGCGCGGATGATGCCGCGCAACGGCTTGCGCCTCTGCTAGCTGGTCAGAGTCGGGTCTATTCACCGGCTGCCTCCTGCAACGATTCTGTACTAAAACCGTTGCGTGTCAAGATGTTAAAGAATTAGGGCTGAAATTATCCGTGGTCGCCGAGCCGTCCTGCAGCGTCTCGTTGCTGAGCGTCGGCGACGGCTGGCCGCCGGTGCCTTTCTGCATGGCGACCTGTTGGGCCTGCATCTGCTGCTGCTGGGCGATGCTCTGCGACAGCTCTTCCTGCGGCGGCACGATCTCGTCGGTGTTGAGCTCCAACCCCTTGGCGACGGCGCGCAGCACCTCGGCGCGGCCTTCGGGCCGTACGATCTGCATGTCGTAGGGATTCGCCGTGATGTTGAGGAACTCGTTGCGGCGCAGCTGCAGGCTTTCGAGCCGCATCAGGCTGACGGCGCCACGCGCCACCACCTGAGCGTCGCCCTTGATCGTCGGATCCTCGTCGTACAGCATGTTGTGGTTGTAAAGTTTCTGGAGCATCGGCGCCAGGATTTCGGAGTCGACGTTGCCGACGACGCCTTTCAGTCCCTTGTTGGCGGCCTCCATCAGCATGCTGAGGCCGGAAGCCGTGCGGCCGGCACCTGCCACCTTGTCGGATCCCGCCATGTAGCGCGGCACCAGCGAGAAGTCGTCGGCGAACTGGTAGAACTTCTCCAACACGCCCATGAGCTCGGTGACGTTTGAGTCGGGCTGAAAAAAGTTGATGGCGCTGCCCTGAGTGCCGTGCAGGCTATCCTGAACCTGGTGGATCTGCCACGGCGTGAGCTGTGTGACGTCCTGGCCTGGCGCCAGCCTGTCGATGTTGACCTCGACCTGGGGGCCGGAGGCCATGCCCATGTTGTTGACCAGTGACCGCACGGCTGCGTTGGCTACGCCCTGCACGTCGTCCAGGATGTCGGGTAGGCCGTGCCCCCAGAACTCGCCGGGCACGTGCTCGTAGCTTGTGCTGTAGTAGGGGCGCTGGCCAAGGGGGTCGTAGTTGATCTGGGCCTTGATCACCCAGCTGCCAACCAACCAGACGCAGGCCTCGTAGGAGGCCTCGCGGTCGTCGATGCGATCGCTCTCCACGCCCCATTCAAGGAGGTCTTTACCCCGCACCGGGCCGTGGTACTCGAGGACATCGATGTTGTAGACCTTGCGGCGCAGGTGCTCGGATATTTCCTCGACGGAGTCGTGGCTGCTGGCGTTGAGGCCTACCCAATCGTGGAGGCCGCCGTACTCGGCCTCTCGCAGCACTGCACGGATGGCCTCTTCGTCAAACCCGGGGGCGCCGATGAGGTCGTGGAACTCCGCCTGGTTGAAGGTGTGGTGCTCGATGAAGTAGCCGTCCTGCGGCGACTCCGCCCCGGGCGCCGGATAGGCACGGAACGGGTCGATGCGCTCAAAACTAGGCTTGATGACGTCGCTGACGTCAGGCGTCATCGAGCCGTCGGCGGTGTCGGCGCGCCACTGCAGTCTGGACTCGCGCCGCATAACCGGGCCCTTAATAATGGCCGTCGGGTAGGTGGCGAGGTCGATAAGAAAGCGCCCGAGCACCTGCCGGAAGCCGGCTTCCTCGAGCTGGTCGGCCATGCGTTTTTCCATGCGCTCCGTGGTCTTGCGGGCCTGATCAGTCAGTGCCTGCTCGAAGCGATCCATCTCAGCGGACAACTGGGCCCGTACCTGCGTGGGGTCCGGCATCTGCCCGGTCTGGGCAAACGCCTGGGCGACACGCTGCGAGACAGCGGCCCGCACCTGGGCCTCGGCATCGGGCGGAAAACTTGGCTTCGGCGTCGGCGTCAACGCCCACGGCTGGTCGGCCTGACCTATGAAGACGTCGCGCAGCCAGGCCTCGACAATGCGGATCTTATTGGCGGTGATGCGTGCGTACTCAGTGGAGCCGCCGAACTCATCGATCTGGGCGAGCTTCTCCGGGTCGTAGACGCCGATCAAGGCGCGGTGGGCGCGGCGCAGGCGGTCGATGACGTGCTGTTTGGACTGTCGCGCGTCCTCCCACGCCTCGTTGACGTGCTTGGCAAGGCCGGTAAGCAGCGGGGCATTGTTGCGCTCCCGCGCGTCCTGGGTGGCGCGCTGCGCCTCCTGCTCTGCCTTCACCAGCTCAGAGTTGGAGACCACGCGAATCATGCCGATGGCGCTGGGCATAGCTTATTCGACCCTCCGGTTCTCTGAGTAGCTAGAGGAGTGCGACGACTGGCTGCTTGCCGAGTCGCTAATGCTGGCGCTGACGTTTATCGCACTCATGGCGGACGCCGCGAGCTGCGAGTATACATCGGCCACTGCGGTTATCTGCGTCTGGGCGAGCCTCACGCGATCCGCGAGCTGCTGCAGGGCGAGCTGGTTGTCGCTGACCAGCAGGCGCGCCTTGGTCTCGTCTACCCGGACCTGCAGCTCTTGCTGCTGCAGCTTGGAGTTAAGGATGGCCTGCTCATTAGAACTCTGCAGGCGCAGGCGCTCAAGGTTTGCGCGTAGATTCTCAATTTTGGCGGTCTGCTCGCTAAGGCGTGTACGTACTTTCTCACCCCATGCCGCGACCTCGGCCTGGTATATCTCGATGCGATTCCTATCGGTCTGCTGCTCGACGTTGGCAATAGACGTAGCAGCTTCGACCTCTTGGCGGAACGCATCGACCTCAGCGGCAAAGCCCTGCACCTGCGCCCGGTATTGCTCGGCCTGAGCGGTTTCATTCGCCACCTGGACGCCGAAAATGTCGGCCTTGGCGGCGTCAGCCCGAACCTCTTGGCCGAAGGCTTCAATTTGCGTGCGGTAACGCTCGAGTATGAGGCCTTTGCTTTCAACATTGGCGCGGTACGCCTGTACAGCGGAAGTGAACTCCTGCAGCGTCGCCAGGCGTAGGTCGACCTTCGCCCGGAATATACTGGCGCGAGTCTCTTCCAGGCGGCCCTGAGCGATAGCCGCCTCAATCTCCGCGCGGTAGGCGTCGATCCTCGCGGACTCCGCCCGGATGCGCTCACCATAGGCGCTGACCAGCGACTGGTAGACCCTTACGTCCAGCTCCAGCAGGCTGACCTGCGCCTCAAAGATCCGAAACGAGGCGTCGAGTGCGCTCTGCGCGATGCTCTGGCCGAGTTCGTATACCCGGCTGCTCTGATCAAACATCTGGGCTTGCAGCTGGATGCCTTGCTGCACGGCGAGCCGCAAGTTCTGCAGCTCCTCGGTGTGCATCTGAATCATGGTGTCGCGGTTCAGCTCGCACTGAGCCTCGCGATTGACCTGCCGGGCTTCAGCTATGCGGAGCAGCAGCGTGGACCCCGGCATGGCGAAGCCGCGGCGCGCCCACTCCCCCGTGGCCTGGTCAATGGTGCGCTCCGACGTCTTCTGCTCGCGCGAGACGGCGCGGTCGAATAGCGCCTGCTCTACGGCTGCAGGCAAGCCAGTGCCGCCTTCCAGCATCTCGCCGACGCGCACAATCGCTTTGTGGCCGCCGGCGTCTCGTATCCCCTGGGCGGTCTCAGACGCCTCCACCTGCGCCGTGATTGTATTGAATATCTGGACGGTGCTTGCCAGCGCATCCTGCACGTAGTTGTTGGACGGCGCCACCGGGCGGCCTGAAAGCGTCGGCTCGTCAGGTGCGTCGGGAAACAGCACGGCGATCGGCGCCGGCAGGCGGATGTCGAAATCGAGGTCTGGCGCCTGGCCGGGGTCGTAGAGGCTGTAGTCGTTAAGGTCAGGAGCCTTCCCGGCATCTAGGTCAGCCGGTGACGGCGGCGTAGCCGTATTCTTGGCCTCAGCGTCTGGCGGCGTCAGCGTACGTATAGCGGGTGCGCGCGGCGCCGACCCAGTGAAGCCCGTGGGCCCGCGGTAGCGCGTCTCCAGCAGCGACGGCTTTCCCGGCGCTGTGTCGAGATCCGAGAGCAAGTCTTCAATTTCAAGCGGATCCGGCAGGTCGTCGAGTTCGAGCTCCGGCAGGTCACTGAGATCGAATTCCGGCAGCTCGCCGTCGGCAAAGGTTCTGGCGGTGTCGCCCAGGGCATCGCTTAGAGCCGCGATTTCAGTGACGAAATCGTCGGCGTTGCGCACCCACTCATCAACGCGGTCTGTCAAGAAACTAAAGCGCTGGTCAGCCTTGCCAATGGCTCCAGTGGTTATGAGTGTCGGATTCCAGCCAAGTGACACTTTACACCCTCCGAGACAGCACCAAGGGGTGCATCTCTAACTCATCGATTTCAAAGTCGGCGCCGTTGATATTCACAAGCTCAAACTGCCAGTACCTTGATTTCATACCCATCGCCAGGTTGATGCGCTGCTCGCGCGGCGCGTCGGCAGGTAGGTTCAATGCCTCGAACCAGTGCTCAACCAGCTGGCCGTCGTTACTGTCGACCGCCTTGACGCGCAGCAGAAGCCTACCGTCGGCAGTATACCCGAGGTAGGCGGAGCGCAAGCGCTTCTGCCGGCTGGTGCCAAAGCTCAGCTTCAATGTCTTGAGGCTGGCATCTATCGGGTCGCCGTCGTCATCGGAGCCGTCCAGGGTGTAGACGCCGTGCTCAGACGCCGCGTAGTAGCTGCCGCCCATTTCGGCAAACGAGTTGAACTCGTAGTTCTGGTATTCGCTGAGCGGCTGACGGCCCTCGGTGTTCATCACCCAGCCTACGTAGCCTTCGTCAGGCAGGCGGATACTTACTGCGGCCTGAGCGCTATCGATCACTTCAGCCAGGTACTGCGCGCTGAGCTCAGTGCTGTCGGCGGCCTGCGCCCGAGACACCTCACTCACCGCGATGGTCAGCCGCTGTTCCGTACTGTCAGCGACCTCTGCCACGTCGGTGAGCTGCGCGATCGCCGTCGCGATGCGTGCGATGCTGTCCGCCGCTTCGGCGGTGTCGGCAAGAGCGAACGCGTATGCGGCGGCGACGCCGTCCGCGCTGCGCGCGAGCTCAGCAATCTCTACCGCGGCCTCGTAGTACGTCTGGGCCTGCCCCGTGGCGACGGCGTACTCCATGACGCGCATCACGATGGCGGCCACCGCAACCTCCGAGGCGCTGGCGCCATCCGTCAGCTCGACGCTCTGCGTCAATGCGACGGAGGTGGCCGCCAACACGACCTCGCTAACCTCGGCGCTGGTTGCCCAGAAGGTTTGCGTAGTGGCTAGCGCGTCACAAAGCTCGCGGACAAGGTTGACGTAGTGCTCGTCAACTTCACTGCTGGCCAGCGCGCCCTCGACAATATCAAAGGCGCCGCCGCCCTGACTTGTCGTCGAAAACAGCCCGTAGAACGGCGCCTCAAAGTACGGCCCGACGATGGGTGCGCCACTCAAAAATCCGGTGACCGTAAGTGGTATGCGCCCCTGCGCGCGGTTCTCCTGGTTCTCGCCCGCGACGAAGGCCAACGGGATTACGTGCGCCGTACCGCCGTCCGGCCCTCGGCTGCGCACCGACGTGTTGGCCAGCGTGCCGTCTATATCGACGGGCAGCGTAGCGACAGCGTACGTCAGGTTGCCCACAATGCTCAGGGGGACCGCGGTGCCAGTCGCTGTCACCGGCACCTCAATGTTGACGTTGGCGCGCTCATCAGCGGTACCGGCAGCGATAAGGCCGTCGAGCGCCGTCGCAAACACCCCGATGGGAAGCGCCGCGTAGACCCACGGGTTGGTAGTGGCTACTGGCGGTGCATTGGTGTTGGTGGTCACCCAGTTATCGGTGGCGCCGTCATACGTGAACACCACGGTCGTCGCGGGCGGCACAGTGACCGACGCGGCGCCGCCGTTGATCGTCTGCCCGGCTCCAGGCAAAACAATAATCTGGCCGGGGCCGGTATTGGTAACCGTAACCTGCTGGCCGTCGGTAGCAGGTGACGGCAGCGTGAACGTGAGCGGCCCGGTGTTGGGCGTGCCGACCACGTTGATGTTGCCGTTGATGTCGGGCGTGATCGTACTGAGGTCAGTGTCTGCCGTGAGCGGCGTCACGCCAGTCACTGTCGGGCTGCCCAGCGTCACGAAAGACGACGCCGTAGTCTCAACTTCGTTGCCGGGTTCGTTGAACGCGGCAATAGTCTGCACGGGCGGCACGGCGCCGATCACCGGCGTCTGCGCAATGACAGTGCCGCCCGGCACCGTGACCCCGTCGACGGTTGTTGTGCCGGCACCGACCGTGATAACCCACGTGTTGTTGACGAGCGAGATGTTGACGTCCGTCGACGTCGTCTGCACAGGCGGCAGCGTCACGCTGTTTACACCGGTGCCGGTAATCGGCGTGATGAGATACTGGCCGCTTGACAGGCCAGGGATCAGATTTTCAATGATGACGCCGGCGATAATCTGGCTCTGCTGGCTGCCGGCGCTAGTCGCGCCGACAATGCCGATTGTCGCCACGCCGTCCGGCGTGAGCGTTGTAACCTCCACGGAGTGCGTGAAGTTGCCGGTGAGTGTGGCAATGCTTCGCGCCGAGTGCGGCCACTGTGAGCCTACGCAAGACATCGCTTACGGGAGACTCGGGTTAGATGAAACGGCGGGGCAGTTCCCCGAGGTAAAGCCAACTATGATGTTCTCAGGCCGGCCGGTCAGCGGGTCGATGCCTCCCTGCGCCCATATCGGCGTGACAATGCAGTTGGCATAGGGGTCGGGCTGCGGCGGCGCAAACGGTATCGGCCGCGCAAACACCACCGCCGGCGGCGTCGGAGACGGCGCCGGCCGCAGCACGACGCCGGCACCAGGCGCCGTGCTGACTACATTGGCGTTCGTGACCGCCGTGAGCGTGCAGGTCGCCACGTCTTACGGGCCAAACGCCAGCGGGATTGCCACGGCAAACTGGTCGACGGTCAGCGGGTCGTTGAGCGCCTTCGTCGTGTTGGCGACGATCAGGTCGGCAAAGGCCGTGCCTACCGTGCCCTGCACGCGCGCAGCGGTGGTCGACAGAGACTCGCCGTCATCCGGCGGCACAAACATGCGGAAAAAGCTCATGGTGTCGGCGGCTTGAGCCTCGCCCTGCCAGGCCTCTGCTGCCGTCTTCAGCAGAACGCCGGCGCTGGCCGAAGACTCGAACGTCAGGTCTGTCGAGCCGTCGTTGCCGACCGTGAACTCGTACATCAGCGTTTCGTCGCCCGGCAGCGCCTCGTCAGCCGTTGCCGGTATCGTCGGCCCCGCGTAAATCTTCAGGCGCGCGTTATCCATCAGCGCCTTGAAATGGTTGCTGACCAGAAGGCCGTTACGCAGTCCTGTCGAATAGATCATGGGGGTGGTCCTCCGTTGAGGAAGTAGAACTTGAAGTCGATGCCGGCGATGTCCGTGGCCGGCGTAATCTGAGAGGGCAGATTTTTCAGGCTGTCGCCTACAGCCCCATCAACCCGCGGATAGAAAAAGCTGAGCTGGTCGTCGTCGCCGCCATTCCACTTCCACCGCCACCAGCCCGGTGTCCCGAAGCCGCGGCCTTTCAGCTGCCAGTTACCGTCGTGTTTAAGCGATACCAGCGTGTCGGCAGTGGTCAGCAAGCCGCCTTGCGCGAAGCCGTAATTGAAGTCTAGGCCGTCCTGTGTAATGCGCGCGAGAAGTTTGCCGACCGGCGGGTTGTCAGGGATTGACGGCTGCTGACCCTCATAGATGTCGATGACGCCCAACCACATTAAATCGCGCAGGCCATAGTTCCACAGCATCGATGCCCGCAGCCCTGTGCTCAGTCGAATCACTGTCTGCCCCTCACAAGCTGGCGAAACGCCATTGAAACACTAGGAAGAATACTACTGGCGTGCCGCCATTAACAGTGAAGCTGACTTCAACGCCCGCCCACCGCGTGCCGACATTCAAAGGTCCGGTAGTCGGCCAGTCGCTGATGTTGAAGGTCGTGCCGTCGACGCTGTCGCCGGCGTCGACATCCTCGAGGCCTGTGACACGTACGCGCCACTCGCCGGCCGAGTCTTCGATGAACTGAACCGTCAAGGGATTCGCAGGTGTCAACGTACTTGTGTTCTGGCTGATCTCCGCGGTCACGACCGAGTCGCTGGCGGTGACGCCGTCAAGCGTGATGCCAAAGTCAACCCAGTCCGGCGAATACTCCGTCGCCGGCCCGCCAGCACTAAAGAATGTTTGCAGCGGGCCTTCCGGCAGCAGCGTGAAGGAGTCGACAAACGCGCCGGGCGCCTGATTGACTGTCGGGTCCAGCGGCTGCGACACGCCGCCCCCAATAGGGGCCGCCGAGCCGTCCGCTTGGAAGCTCGAAGCCGCGGCTTCGTAGAGACCGTCTGCGCCGCGCGCGCCTGCCGCGATTTCAGCGGCTTCGCTCTGAAAAGTCACATACGACGTGCCGTCAAACTCGCCGGGCGGGAATGACGGGTTTGCCTCGGTCCACAGCGCCTGCACGTACGACACACCGGCGACCGGCGCGGCGGTGCCCGCGCAATTCTCCACAGTAGAGCAGAAGTCGGTGTAAAAACTCATGGCACGTCGGTCATCAGGGCGGAGTCTGGGTAGGGCTGAATATACCCGATCGTAAATTCTAAGTCGTCGCCCGCGGCATCCACGAGATCGGCCTGCTCTACAATCGCCACGGTCTCGGTCAAGTCTAGCTCCACGATGTGAATGCGGTTGTCGTCGCTACCGAGGGGGTCGCCTGCCGCCACGTTCGAGCCCGCTACGTAGAGAAAGTCCTGCGTAACACACTGCCAGGCCTCCACGAAACCAAATGGGTCAGGCGTATCGAACAGAGTAAACGTATTCTGGGCACGCCACACACCGTCTGAGGCATCCAGCAGCGAATAGCGTTGCTGATTATTGGCGACGTTGTCTACAAGGTAGGGCCCTTCCGGGCCGGCGAGAATGCGAAATGGCGCAGTGACCCCGGGCGGCAGCGTGGTGGTGCTCCAATCCAGCCCGATGGCATTGTAGCGTCTGACTTCATAGGCCGGCACGATCGGTGACGGCCGCAGTAACGTATAAAACCCGCCGTCGTGGGCCGCCACGGCGTCGCGCAGGCGATAGACCGCGCCGCCACCCAATACCGGGTTAAATGCCGCCGTCTGCGGCACCGTCCTATCAAGTGTGCCGTCAAGGTTCAGGACGTCTACGTTGGCCCTCATCTCAAAGGCACTGCCCGTATTCACAAGCGACGCATACAGCACGTAGACTTTACCGGTGTTGGCAACGACGTCGAGCGGGATGTCGCCTGTACTAAAGGAGCCGCCGTAAAAACTGGCGGTGCCGGCCGCGAAGACCTCACGTGTATAGGTGTAGCTGCCACCAGGTAGCGGCACGGTGTAGGTTTCGGTCCTGATGAGGGGAGAACTACCGGGCGCGACGCTGACGCCGAGCTCATAGGCCTCTGACTCCAGCACGTACAGCGGGGTTGTGAAGCGCGCCGGGCCGTCCAGGTGGCCCAGGTCGTAGCTCTGGGCGCCCCGAAATTCCTTGAGCTCGCCGAAAGCCGAGGCGAGCAGCGATCCGTATGACCACGTGTGCTGCGAATTGGTGGTCGACGTGACAGGCCGCGGCGTCGACACGAAATCCAGCACGACGTCGCCGAGGGCCGCATCTACGGCGGCCGGTAGCGGCGGCACGTCGATCTCGATGATGGGCGGCAGCTTGGGGTTGGTGACAATGGCGCGTATCGTCGTGCCGTCCGCCAGAAGCCAGCGCTTGTGGGCGTGGCCAAGGCCGTTCCGCCGAATGTCGCGTTCGTAGAGCCCGCCGAGCAGCGTGCGGGCTTGGGAGGCATACGCCGGCGCCCGGCGCCTATCTCCCGACAGCCGGAAGTGTACCTCCCCGGTGTACCGCACCAGGCATCAGACCGGCGTCAGCTCGACCTGATAGCCGACGTCCAGAATCTCCGTGTCAGCCAGCGCCTTGTCGAGCGGGAAGCGGCTGGCGCCCATGAGAATGCCCGTGGTTGAGCTCTTCGCCGATGCCGACAACAGGGCGGCACCGCGCACCGTGATGGTGGCGTTTGCCGTAAAGGTGGCCTTCGCGGTGAAGCTGCTGATCACGTTGGCTGCCGCCGGCGTGGGGGTCCACGCCACGCGAGTGGTCTCATTGTAGGCGGTGAGTTCCGTCGCCGTTGCCGCGAACGTAGCGGCGTCCCACGAGCCGATCGGCGTCACGTTGCCGCCGAAAATCGCAATGTACCATGACGGCAGCTGCGTAGCGCCGCCAAGCGCCGACGCCAGCATGTGCGTCAGGCCTTCATCGACCAGCCGATTCTCTGAGAGCTGCGGTTCTTCACCGCGCTTCCCATACGAGAATACGCCGCGGGCCATAATGCCTTCGACGGGGAAGTACACGCCCTCCTCCGTCCGCTCGTAAGCGCCTGCGTCGAGCGCGCCTTTCAGTTCATGTGTCATCGTACGTGCTCCTACGTGCTTCTATGAGCGCCTCACCTCGGCGACTATTGAATCCGTGGCCACCGCCGCACCCTGTCCGGGTTGGCGGAGCGCGCTGATCAACTGCGTGGCCCCGGCCTGCTCGCGCGGGATAATAGCACCGGCGCCGAATTTCTGCGCGGCCAGGCGATCGGCTGTCAGCAGCCGACACTCGCCGCCCGGAAAGCCGCCGACGTAGCCATAGTGTTGCGCCCACCATACCGGCACGTAATCAAGCCTGGCGCCAAGAAAACGCCCGGGTATGGCTGTAGGCGTGCCTGGGCAGACCTCGTGGGACGCCACCAGGCGACGCTGCATATCGTAGGGGTCGGTGCCCGCCAGCCAGTCGACGGCGGAGCCGTAGCCGACGTAGATGCCGTCGTGGCTAGGCTCGAGCAGCGTGACGTCGGCAGGGAACGTGAAAACGGCGGAGGCCGGACTGACGACCTCGTAGCGCAGCGGGTCGGTGAAAAACACGACGTTGCCGCTGGCCACGTAGATGCGGCCGCTGAACTCCCGCACGATCTGGCCGGGGAGCGGCCCCATGCGGAATAGGGTCTCTAAGGGGCGGCCTGACGCCACGGTGGCCGCCGTTATCAGGACCGTGCCGGGCGTCGTAAGGCGGGCGCTGGCATGCAGGGTTTCGCCGCCGGCCTGCGTGACATAAATCTGGGCGTAGTCGACGCGGCTCGGGAAGGGCCCGTTGATCGTGACCTCCAAGCCGGCGTCGGCGCCCAGATTTATGGCGACGGGCTCCGGGGCGCCGTGCTCAACGCCGTCGACGTCCACGTAGGTCGCCGTCACCTGATAGCAGCCCTCATGCAGGCCGTAACCAGATGTCGCGGCCAGTACGGGGCGCTGAGGTAGCTGCAGGCCCCACGGGAGGCGGCGCTTGTCAAAAGTGATACGCCCGGTAACGATGCCGTTACTGAAATACACGGTACCGTTTAAGTAGGTGAAGGACACCGGGGCGTCGACGTGCATGTCGCCGAGATCGGTCTGGACGAGGTCAGGGCCTTCAAGGGCGACAAGGCGGGCGTCGATCACCACCAGTGAAAACGGTAGGGCGGGGTGGCGCCACAAACTATGGGCGTAGCCGGGGACAGCCAACGAGTAGCCGCGCCGCCGCCTGGGCTTGCCCTCCGTGGAGATGTCGACATTCACGGCCTCTCGTAGAAAGCCGCCGGGCTCGCCGCCGGGACCGCTGCCGGCCTCGGTTTCGCGTATGCGGTTGTTGACGCCGCCCGGGAAGCCCAGGAAGCGCTCGAGTCCGGCGTCGTCTGGCGTCGGCATCAGTTACGCCGCCTTACGACGGCCGGCAGGCCGATCTCAAACCGCCCGGTCTCCGAGCCTGACCCAACGACGTCGACCACGCCGACGTAGTAGTCGCCCTCGACGATCGGGATAGAAGCGGGCAGGACGACGCGGTACGCGCCGCTGCCGGCGTCATACGGCATGCTGAGCGGCCAGACGGGGCCGGCCAGATCAACGCCGTCCTCAGTCTGCAGCGTAAAGCTGACGGTTGCGGCTGTATCGACGGCATCGGTGACGCTGTTGCGTAGCTCGCGCAGCTCAACGACGTTGTCGTTGCCGACGAACAGCCGGAGTTCCATCAGCCAACCGCAGTGGTGATGGCGTCGACGTCGATCTTGACGGCGCCAGGCTTACGGTCGCCTTGCTCGCCGGTCTCCGGGTCTTTCGCCCAGCCGAGACGAATCCACTCGTCGGCCTTTGGCTTCGGCAGCGACTTGACGTCGCCCGCGAAATACTCGTTGTACCCGTCAAGGAGGCGTTCAGAGACAATTTCAACTCTACGCATTTCCATACTGATTTCCTTATGCCGGAGCTTGGAGTTCGTGGTCAAACGCCGACGTGTCAACGGTCGCACCGCCGCCGGCCGTCAGCCCCTGCGGCGTGCACGTCGTCACGAAATACAGCGTGCCCACACCGTCTGAAACTGCGATTTCTGTCGCAGTACCGTCCGCGTTGATCGTCATACCCGTCACCGCCGGGTAGGTGTTCTTGCGGCCGCTGACGTCGCCGGCGGCGGCAGTGGGGGCGCCGACCGTACCAGTCGCCAGCTCAACGGCCGAAATGCCGGCATAGTTGGCGGGCTGCGCCGAGCACACGTGGATCGTTGAGCCCTCGGCGGCGTCCAGCATCGCGTCGAGGATCGCGTCTTCCATAAACTTCGGCATCGCTCAATCTCCTGTATCTGTCGTGCCGTCAAGCGCGGCGCGTGTTATCAGCTTCCCAGTATAGGACGCCTTCAAAACCACCGCCCCGTCGATCAGGGCGTAGGCCCGCACGTTGCCCAGCAGCTTGCCAGCGATGAGCGGGAGCGCAAACACTTCCGAGAGGGTCTGCGCCTGCGTGGTGTCGTCAGCCCGCACCAAAAGGTAGGTGTCGAGGCTGGGCGACCCCAGCACATTAAACTGCGCGAGGGGCTCTACCGTCAATCCGAATTGTAACAGCGTATTGACGATGTCAAGTAGCTGATTGTGGGATATGGGGTCGGGATCGATAAAGCTCTGGCCTGACAGGGAGGCGTTGTCGATCAGCTGGTTCTGGCCGAGGTCGATAGGCGTCAACACGCCGAACTG